AAATTGTAGGAATGCTAGGATTTACGCAACGGTAAGATGTATCGTTTTACAAACACCCCGTTTTTAAGGCTTCACAGTGCTAAAGTGGATAGCCCTAGTATACTTTAATAAATCAATGTGTAGCATTCGTACCGTAGCAAAATTTTACAGTGTTGAAATTTTACAAATGAATAATTACGCAGCGATAGTGTATAAAAACTTTACAGTGCTAAAGCAATCAGAATATTCTGTCAATATAGCGAATTGTATTGAATTGTGTCTGGTTTCTCTGCTCGAGCCATAGTGTTTTTAAGTTTGTGAATACAATTTTGCTTTAAAATTCAATGTTTCAGACAATTGTTTTTTATGCACTGAATTATCCAACAATTTTTACTAGAAGTTTAATTATATATACAACTCAACAAATTGAATAGAAAAGAGGCTATAATTTATGTCAAATTATGAATATAACAAGAAATATGCGGAAGAGTGGAATAAAAACAATACAAAAAACATAACTATCAGATTATCTAACTCACAATATGAAAAATTACAAAACTATTGTGACACTAACAAAATTGCGCGTGCAACTTTCATTAAATCACGTATTGCAGATATAATTGAATAAATTATATATATTATCTGACATATTATCTTTTATAAGACATATTACTTTGTATAGTTCATCTATACTACTTTCGCTAATACGTCTTACAATCTGTATATAATCACGTCTTGTCATACGTCCGACATACTGTATATTTATACACTGTGTAATACATATTACACTCTGTATGCAGACAATATGATCTGGACAACCTTTATTTTTCGCTTTAATAGGAAGTAATTTTTCACGAAAAAACTTTTTTTCATGCCAAAAAGCCTGTATTTATGCGGGTTTGCAGGCTTTCGTAAACGTGTAAATAAAAATATTTTCAAAAAAGTGTTGACATTCTATGTAATCCGTAGTAGTATAAACGTGTCGACAGGGAAGAGCAACAAGCCCTAGTCGGTGGGAAGATGCTTCCTAGGAAGTGGGATTCCCTAGTGTAAGAGATGAAACATCACAGTAACTTGTAAACTAGCAAATAAAACTTTTTCAAAAAGTTTTAAAAAGTACTTGACACAACCAAACAGTTGTGATAAAGTACAATCATCAACAAGAGCACAACTTGTTGAGCAACAAAAAAGCCCTTGCGCTAACAAGGGCAGAGATAACTGAATAGGAGGTGATTACATGAACCTTAAAGGTTTTGACGTTCCAGATGGGTTCATGGGATGGGTGGACTCTATCCAGCGGTATATGCTTTTTGCTTCATACCGTGACTATAGAGAATACCTTGAGCCATAGGGGGCTTTTGCCCCCTAAACCCTAAACAGTTATTGTAACTATTATACCATATTGCCTTGCATGATGCAAGAGTACGTTCCTTGAAATCATATATAGTTAGTGCGTCTACACCTTGATGGGTAGCTTGCCACGTCCAAACTTTCACCTTGATGGGATTGTCTGGAATCTCTAGTAATAGAGCGCAAGAGTGCTGTCTATATTACATATGCTTATTAACAGTCTACGGACTAACTATATATTTTTTTAAGTGATAAACAATAAAATAAATCCACAGGAGGAAATTATTATGTCAAACAAAACTTTTAAAATTACAATCACAGGAAAGAATGAGAAAGAGTTATTTGCACCAAAACAGGTTGTCAATGTACAGCGGTTTGGTGAAGATGTACAGTTAGAATACGACAGACAGCACTATTTACAGTTGTCTGATAAATATTCTAAAGCTGTTGCATCAAGAACAAAAGCCCTTGAAAAGGGTGAAGTACCTAAGGCTAAAAAAGCTGACCTTGACGCTAAAGTTGAGTCTGCTAAAGAAGCACTTGACACTTTCAAATCAGAGCTTGTTGAAAGATATTCAGAGGACAGTTTCTGCCCTAAGCCTACTAGCAATCGCATTGCTTCCGTCTATGTATGGGCTTACTTCCAGACAGGCGGTACATTCACACTGACAGGCTTTCATTCACTCTATGTCAATGCTAAAGACTATCAGGCTACTTACAATGACGTTGAGTCATTCGACGCTGATAGACAGCGTGATTTCAAATATGTGAAAGAACTCTGTAAAGACATCATGTCACCAGTATTCAATACTGCCAATGACGGTACAGATGATTCCATGTATAAAAACTTCACATTAGGTGCTACACCAGCATGGGTTGCTAACAACTTGTGTGCATTCATCTGGGGTAAATTACAGGCAGGCTCTAAGGGCTTAAAGCGTAACTATGGTAAAGAAGTCGAAGCATCCAGACAGCTGATTCTGTCTTATCTTGAATACTTAGGTATTCCAGTAGATGACGCTATCAAAGTATCAGCAGAGGAATCTATGGAGACTCGTATGGCTTAATCGTACTGATATGCTCTGCCTATGACTTCGGTCGTAGGTAGTCATATCAATATGATAGGAGGAATTAACTATGAAACCATGTTCACAGGTCAGAGGTTTTGGCACTAACTTTCACAACTATGTGTTACCTCTTTACAGCCTTTTTGGTAATGTCAATGGCACACTTTACGTGTGTATTAGACCACATTACAGAGTGTCACGGCTCAAAGTCTGGAATGGCTACAGATGGGTAGACACCACTACTAAAGACCATCCAGATATTAGACATTTCATTATAGCTTTCATGAACTCTGCTGATTTTATCAGTGAAGAACCTGTAAAATGTCGTAGAGATACTAGAGCTATAGCTTCCATGCTTCCACGTGAGAAGAAGCATCCACAACCTATGTATGGCTCAAAAAGCGGCTGTTACTCACAGGCACGAGTTGACGGTCAGGGCTATAACATCTCATGGGAAGAAGATTCCAAACCTGTATTCGGTCATGGTTTACCTGTCAAGTATTCCGAAGGTCACAGATTACCGCCGGTGGGCTTTAATAGCTTCGAAGGTTACACCGACACGCCAGAAGCACGTCGTAGAGATGGCATGAAGATTAAACAGATTAAGTGCAGACCGGGCAAGGTCTATGTTGTTGAAACACAAGCAAAAAAATAATATGAGTTATGCCACTCTAAAAGGCAGGAGGAAAAATTATGACAAAGACTATCTACACAAGAATCATCAACAAGAAAACCACATCAGTAGAGCTGAAATCTGTTTTAGGCAGAGAACTCTACATCTGTAACAATGGAAACTGGACAGATCTTCTCAACAAATTTTCTTTCAGCTATACACCAGAACAGTTCTGTCAGTATATCTCTGACTATAAAGCATGGGCGGAACTCAACAATGTCTATGTAGAAATTACAGAAGGCAAGGCAGAATTTAGGCAATCAATTAATGAAGCCAAAGACCTTCTGAAAGACTGGCTTGAGAATAATGAGCTTGATGATTTTAAATCATTGTATTCTGGTCTTTCAGCAAGGCAAAAGGAAGCTGTCGTTCTTGTTCTTAGGTACAGTGAAATTCTCGACATGGATTTAATGTGTCCGACAACAAGCGAACTGTCACTTCTCTGGAAAGACTCTATTAAGAAACAGAAACACAAAGCAAATCTGCTGATCCCAGTAATGGAAACAGATTGTACATACACTATCAATTTGTTTACAGGTAAAGTAGTAGGCTATGCAGATATAGATACTGTTGAGGACATTCTTTGAAAATGAAAAATTTTAACAAGGCAATCGGTTTAGTTCAATACCGGTTGCCTTTTTTTGATTAGAGGAAACAATAATGAAAAATTATAAAACCAGAATTGCGCAAGCAAAAACAAGCTTTGAACTTTCCTGTATCTGGGAAGAAGTTCGCAACGCATATTGGCACAAAAAGACAATCAGCAAAGAAATGTATGAGAAACGTTCTGCTGAAATTGCAGCTAGGAGGAAATCATTATGAACAAGACAGACAGAATAAAAAAGAAATTAATCAAGGAAGTAGTGATTCCTTCATTATTAGGAGTGTTAATAGCACTCCTTTTTTTATTGGCTGTAGTGAAGCCTACAGGAGCCACAGAAGACAGTACCCGTCCAATGACAGGCACTGTCTATTTTGTTTCAGGGAGAAGTATCTCAATAGTTTCTCCTGATAAGCGCACTTGGAGTTACAAAGGAAAAGGCTTCACAGTAGGTGACACAGTATCTTGTGTTGTGTCTAATAATGGCACATCCAAAACAGTAGATGATTATATCAAATCGGCTGTTGTGAGCGAAGGACAACCAATAGAAATAGAAGCAGCTGAAGAAGGGGCTTTAGCCCACTTCGCAAGCGAAACATGGTATTTAGAAAGAAGGTATTAATATGAACTTAGAAGTATTATATAAACAGTTCTCTGGCAATGATTCATTCAAAACACCAGAGGACAGAAAGTCAGTGTATCTTGAGTCATTAGAGAAAATGTATCCAGGAATTCTTTGTTCCATTGGTCAGTGTATGGAAGTGAAATTAACAGGTGAACCTTATGAAGATGAAGGATTCTACACAACAGAAATGAGAAAATCAGATTATCCATGGTGGATAGTGACTACTTCTGTCGGAGACGAAGGAGCAATAACTTTATTCTATCCAGGAGCAATGGAACGCTTGGCAATGGTACTAGGCGAAAGTTACTATGTAGGATGTGCTGGAGATGATCGAGCAATATTAATCGGTGAAAGTTTTATGTCTTTGGAAAGATTCCAAAATCTCTGTCAGAGAAAATATCAAGGCAAAGGATATTTTTACAATGCTGAAACAGGAATCTTTTCACTTGCACAAGGGAACTAGATAATTTATAATCTCTGTAGGAGGTATAAACCTATGCAGAGAATTATTAATCCAGCCTTAGCCAAGGCAAACATGAGCAAAACGGAACTTGGTGCTCGTTTGGGAGTAACTCAACAGAATATATCTAAAAGAATCCAGAGAGGCAAATTCACTCTTGATGAACTTCAAGAAATAGCTCGTTGTATGGGAGCAGAATTTAACTGTTCCTTTGATTTCCCAGATGGAACTAAAATAGGGACAAAAGGAGAGTGATATATGTATTACGTTAGTATATTACATAGAGTACCGTATACTACTGTAGAATACACAACGGAAACTTACTTTATAGATGAAGTAGCAGCGGACAATTGGATTGATAAAATCTTTATGCCGCATGAATTTCATCCAGACTTGTGTACTATAGTAGACAGAGGACCAGCCTCATGGTCTAAAATAGGAGTGCTTTGCGCAGACTGAGACATCTCGAAAGAGATGTCTTTTTTGATTGGAGAAAAGAAATGGCAAAAAGATACAAGGGAAACGTAAGTTACAGAAAACTCTGGAATCTTATGAGAGAAAGAGGACTAAGAAAACGTAATTTAAGAGAAGACTATAAAATGTCTCCTACTCTTATTAAGAGATTAACCGACAATGCAAATGTAGCAGTAGATACTATCATGCATTTATGCGAAATACTTAACTGTCAACCAGGTGACATCATGGAATATATAAAGGAGTGAAACACATGACAATTAAATACACAACCGTCCGACTGCAACGGAAAGAGGCTCTTTTGGGTTACACAGTACCTAAAGGAGCCTTATTTATTAGAGGAAATGGACTTCAGTTTATATGCACTGAACGTCCAAAGGATCCTTTTGATATTCCAGTAATGATGTTCCAGAATGGATCATGGCACAAGATATCTGTTTCTGTTATGTATTCCTATCTTGCAAGAGAGATAGTGAATTTTATCTAAAGGAGGAGTTCTGTTATGAATAATGTCTACACTATTCAAGAGATTATGACTCTGAAATTCTGTGAGTTGTTCAATGTAGTGTATGAAGCTATTCTGGCAGAACTCACAAGGCAATATGAAGATATGATTGATAGACTGTTGCCTATCTTTGATAAGGCACCTGTATATCAGTTAGACCAGTATGTAGACATATATAAATTTATTATTGTTATATAGAAAGGAAAATCATTATGAAGAAATTATTATTTATCTTAGTAGCATTATTAGTAGTAGCAACACCTGTAACAGCAGCAGATTTCACAGATGGTACAGAAAGCGAAATCCTAGACATTCCTGGATTACAGACAATGGATGGTTATTATCCTCTGACAGGAATTGTAACAGAAGTAGAGTCTGTTGACTCAGAAACAGATCTGATTACTATTACATGTGCCAATGGAAACATGTTCTCTTGGTATTCAGATGCTAGTGACTGTTGGGAACTCTATGACCTTGCATCCTGTATTATGGATGCAAATGATACCAAGTATGTCTATGATGACGAAGTTGTGTTAGCTCATTATGCAGGTGGACTTAAACATTTCGTACAGTATACAAGGGAGGACTAATTATGAAATATAAACTTAGAATCTATTTCAAAACAGGTTTCAACAAAGGGAACCTAAGAAAAGAAGAGTTCTTTCCTACAAAGGAACTGATGCAGGAAAGATATGAGGAACTGTTTAATTCTAAAGACTATGCTCTTAATCCTACAACATGGGAATTGATAGGAGATGAGTGGCTAAGAATTTTTTAAGTAGAAAATAAAATATACTGCATAAGCAGTATATTTAAGCATCTTGAATTACTCAAAAAGGGGTAGCATGAAACCTAGGGCTACCCGTTTTCCTCCAAGATGTTTAACTATGCTACTTAGAAAGGGAACAATATGTTAAAGAAGGTAACCAGAAGAGAAGCACAGAAAGCACTCATTGCAGGAAATCCTGTATATTTGCTTCCTAATAGAATGCAAGTGGATTCACCTTGGGCACATCCGTTCAGAGTGAAAACTCCTATGTCAGAAGAGAAATTTAATCGTCTGATAATGAAGTACGAGCATGCCTGTTGTACTGTAGATACAGGAACTGGAAGTTTCTGTTATATAGATGCTTGACAAGAGAACGGATGTTTGCTATTATAAACACGTAAATAAAATCGGAAAGGAGAATAACGGTGAGACATATTTATGTAAAGACACCTAATGGTTTAGGTAAATTAAATTTTTATGACGGATCATTATGGCTCTCTCACTACATAGTAGACCATTATAAACATGATCCAAAGTTTTACTCTGGATACTATGAAGGAAGATATATAACTAACGCATCATGCTATAGCAAAAGAGATATCAAATACCTCAGGAAGAGACCGCTGATTGATCTAATTACTAAAAGGAAGGAATACGCCAATGCAAAACATATATGTATACGACCCTTACGGAAAAGTAGGGAAACTGATATGGTATAAAGGTAGAGCGTTTTATTCTTATGTAGTCACTTATAATCATTCCTATGAGTTTTTATACAATGGTTTAATTGATGGTAGAGCTGTTATAAACTGTACGGTTTATAGTAAAGATGAAATCAAGCTCTTGCATAAGAAACCATTGAGACATTTTATAGAAAAGAGGCAAGGCAAATGATAGGAGACTACATTAAAGACCCATCTTGTGGGTTAGGCAAAGTTATAAAACTCAGACCTGGCAATGAACTTGTGTACTTTTTCAAAGCAAATGATAGCCTACATGATGGTGCAATAGAGCCAGGTTCCTGTCCAGACAACCATGGTTGGTGGTTTAGTCATTACGACATTAAAATAATGAAGTGTCCTCCTCCACTGGCATCATTAATAGAGAGGAGGCAACAATGGAAATAGGTGATATGGTTTTTCATCAAGAGTGCGGTGTAGGACAGATAGAAGATATTGACAAAAGTTTTGGACTATTCCAATATTTAGTCTATTACTATAAAGAAAACATTTCATTACACAATGGAAATGGTGGCTCAGATTACCACTATTGGTGGTGGAGCTATGCTGAAGACCTGAAACTTGTTTCATCTGTCCGTACACTGATAAAAAGGAGGCAGCATGGTTGATTTAAGGAAGAAGCTCCGGTCTGGTATGATAGCTGTCACAAGAGGGGAACGATTCCTAGTCCTTACCAATTGTGAGACCAAACGTTATGGTAGACAAGATTTTTGTCTTATTAATCCTAGTGGTTTTATGACAGGAACCGACTATAAAGAAGACTTGAGTGATGGCTCATACACAATAAATGCTCTATATAAACCGACAGTAGATAGTGCTACATATAGAATGGAATGTAAAAATCAAGATTTGATTTGGACAAGGGATCCAACGAATCTTAAAGAATTAATCATATCAAGGAGGTTTTCAAGATGAAGACAGCAAAGGAAAGACTCTACAGAGTTGATTATGCCGAGGAAAAACTCGGTGACACAGTAACTAAGGAACTTGTGAATACCAGTGAGTATGAAAAAGGCTACGGAATCATTCAAGCTCTTGAATCATGCGAAACAGACGGAGAATTTGACATATTAGATGAAATTCTGACTGCTTTATGTGGTCATGGTATTGAGTATCTCACCAACTTAGTAGAATGTAACTATTAAACTATGAAATAAAATTAGAGCTGTGAAAACAGCTCTTTTTTATTATATAAAAAAGAAAAGAGGAAAACAAAATGGAAAACATCGTTTACAACACAGTTATGAGCAACTTATTAATCTCTGGTACAAAGGCATGCGCAGTAATTCCAAGGGAACTGATGTCTGTTGATCCTGCTTATCAGCGGTTAGAGACACGAAATCATAGAAAAATTAAAGCGATGCATGACAATTTTGATCATATGATTATGGATGCTTTGTTAGTAGTGCCACATCCAGAAGAAAGCACATTTTCCATAGTGGATGGCTATGGTCGTTTTATTGCATCAGAAGGTATTTTAGATAAGCTCGAATGTGTTGTTATTACTTCAGCCCCATCTGATCCAGATGAGAGAAGACATTTCGAAGCAAGTATCTTTACAAGACAGAGCTTGTATACTGAAAAAGTTACTCCGCTGCAGATGCATAAGGCAAATCTTATCTTAGGTGAACCGAATGCTGTAGCGTTGCAGGAAGTGGTTGATGAATATAATTTAAGCATTGCAGAAGACAAAGGGGTAAGAAAACCAGGAACTATTGGTAGTTACACATCCGCTTACAGGATAATTAAAGCAAAAGGTAAGATAGCTTATGAAAGTATTATATCTACTTGTTGTAAAGCTGGTTATAACTTATCAGGAGATGGATTATGTGACAAGATAATTAGGAACTTATATAAAATTTATTGCTTCTACGGAGATATTGGATTAGTAAAAGTATTGCCTATTATGAGAGGAACTGAGCCAAGTACACTTAAAGCAAAAGGAATAGCTGCTTATCCAGAAAGAGTTGAATTAAGTCTTGCTCTCTACCTGCAGGACTATCTTGTATCTCTTGGTGAACCAAAACAGTTTAACGAGAAAGGAAAGAAAATTTCTTAAACAAGTTTGTAAAAAAAGTATTGACAAGTTTTACAAACTGGTTTATAATGCAGTTACAGTTAAGAAAGGAGAAAACAAATGGCAACACTTATTAGTTTATATAAAGATAACAGAATCACTTCATCAGAGGTAGAATCTAAGGACATTGATATTGTCCTTGGATTCCTCTTCAAAAACTATGTCTTAGGAGAAGACATCACAGAGAACTTTGACTCAAAGTTTCTCTACATTGAGGACAGCAAGTTTAAAATGAAACCTCTAAACAAGAAAATAAAAACATTTTCGCAAGAAAAAGAGGATTCTGTAGAGGTTCTGATTCAGTTTGAGGAGCTCGCTAAGAGCTACGAAGCAGCTTATATCTTTGACCAGTATGAGGTATTCAAGTTTGAAAACGGTGACTATAAAGATCTGGATGAGAGAGATTATAAACTCTCCATCTGTAAGCACTGCGGAAAGATTATTTCCGGACCTTTGGTCAATGATTATTGTCCAGAATGCTTCGTAACCTATGGAGTACAGGAAGTGTTTGAACAGATTCAGTCAGATGACAAAGAGTTGTATACAGAATATGAGACAGTTTCAAAAGTCATGAATACAGTGGAAGCCTTTTATGACAGAATCAAAGATAAAGGCGCATTAGCTGTACAGAGAGCAAGAGAAATCTCTGAACAGTACTTAGGAAAAGAACAGATTCCACAGGAATTATATGAAACAATTTTAGGAGGGTTCACAGCATGAATAAGGAAACAATGAAACAGGGCATGATTAAGGTTCTTAATATGTATGATATCCCTTGGGGTAATTCAGCCATTGACAAAATTATCGACACATGGGCAGATAACAAGGCACCCCTGATTAAGTTATTAAAACATCATCCTAACTGGAATGATGAAAAATGTTATGTAGCATTTGATCAGAACATCAAGGGACAGCCAGACGAGGGGAAAATTTACAGGTTCATTGATTGGATGATTAATGAGAGAAGATACACAGATGCTTTGGATGCATTGAGATATTACAGAGAACAGCTTTTGGATGAACAAATAGCTTCTTTAATTAAAGAATGCTATCCTGATATTAAAGGTATTTCAGCAGGTCAGAAAACCTCAAGAGCAGTGAAGAAAATCTGTACACTTATAGGTATTACTTCTGATACCTATTCAGATTTTGAAAAGAGGTATGCCAAATATTCAGATGCAATCAATCCATTGGATGTTGTCCGGCACACTATCCTGTCAGTTAATCCAGTTGATTATCTGTTATCCTCCAATGGAAACAGCTGGTCATCCTGTCACACATTGGATAAAAACAATCCTAATGGTTACTCAGGATGCCATTGTTCTGGAACAATGAGTTATCTCCTTGATGGAACTACAATGGTTTACTATCAAGTTGATAAAGAGTATGACGGTAATGACTTAGAATTCGAACCTAAGATCATCCGTCAGTTATTCCATTATAAAGATGGAATCCTTGTACAGGGAAGACTCTACCCTCAGTGCAATGATGGTAAAAACTCACTGTACACTCCAATTAGAGCACAGCTTCAGAAAATCATCGCTGATTGTTTGGTGGCTCCTAACCTTTGGAGAAAGAAAGGTGGCACCTCTGCTTGTTGCTCAGTTATTAATTCTGAAGGTACCCACTACAGAGATTATGAGTGCCAGAGTGAGTGCTCAGTAAGTAAGATTGTCAAAATGATTCCCAAGGGAAGAGTAGATAATAGGCATATGACAGTTGGACATGATATCTACTGTGTAAGATGTGGGGATTGGCATGATATGGATAGCACTCTTCTTTGTGAGGATTGTCATGATAACTATGGTGACAGTGAATCTCATAGATGTTGTGATTGCGGTGATCGCTATGACGAAGATGAGATGTACCTTATCGACGGAAGTTGGTATTGCTGTAATTGCTCTACTTATTGCGATTGCTGTGATGAAAGAGTGCCCAATAGTTATATCAACTATTATGATGAATTAAATATGCATATCTGTAATGACTGCAGGGATGAAAATTTCACAACATGTGATTGTTGTGATGATTTATGTAGAAACGATGATGTCACATGGGTGGAATCAACCGATGAGTATGTATGTGATCACTGCTTAAGAACAAATTATACATATGTTGAAAGCGAGGATGACTATTTCCTTAACGAAGAAGTTAAAGAATGTAAAGAGTGTGGAAGCCTCTATGTAATTGAAGATGGTGACAAAGGGCTTTGTCCAGACTGCAAAGAAAAGGAGACCGGAGATGAGTAAAAATAAATATAAAATTACAGAATTAGAAGAGATTTTGAGAATGAAACAGATGACTTTAAAGAGTCACCTGGAAGCCAAGTTGGAAGCAGCAGGTTATGAACCGTCATCGGAGGATGGATTCCTCTATGCTCAAGGAACTTTCCCAGTACTCTTAGTTGCTCATATGGATACAGTACATAAAGAATGTGTTCAGAAAATCAAATACAGTGGGGCAATCATGTCTTCTCCTCAAGGGATTGGGGGAGATGACCGGTGTGGCATCTACGCTATTCTGCAAATTATTAAAGAGTATCATTGTTCTGTATTGTTTACAGAGGATGAAGAGAAAGGATGTATCGGTGCTGAGAAGTTTGCTGTAAGTGACTATATAGTAAACAATGATATAAATTATATCATTGAAATTGATAGAAGAGGGACCAATAACTGTGTATTCTACTCTTGTGATAATCCAGATTTTGAAGAGTTCATAGAATCTACTGGATATTTCAAAACAGCATGGGGTTCTGTGAGTGATATATCAACAATTGCTCCGGCACTCGGTGTAGCAGCAGTCAATTTATCTTCTGGTTACTTCGACGAACACACTACAAGAGAAACAATCAATGTAGAGGCATTACTTTCTACAATTGAAGAAGCGAAAAAGATTCTTGCTTTACCATGCGAGGAACCATTTGAGTACATTGAAGCTGCCTATGATGGTTATGGAAACTGGTGGAGAGATTATGATGAAGAAGCATCACCTATTAGCACTGATTACACAACAGCTTATACAGATGATTGTACTTATATATTCTCGAAAGAGGAGAAGGCAAAGAAATTCTTCCATATTTATCTTCAGACTTACAGCGGAAATGAAATCTGTTGTGAAATCCTCGCAATAAATGAAATGGAAGCAATTGGTATGGCTTTAAGTCATTATCAGTATTATTCTGCTTGTGACATTATTGATATAAAATCACAGTAAAGGAGGAATGTTTATGCCAAAGTATATGATTGACCTCTAGCCCACTAAGAGGTTTTCATATAAATTACAACTGAATATAGAAAAATTACAACTGAATATGGATTATGGGTAAAGATTGAAACAAACAACAAAAAACAAATTTTAAACAAGAATAGGAGATTAAGATTATGATGAATAACACAACTATTATTACAAACATTATGGCAGCACTTGGACAGGACGAGCTTAAAGAACTCATCGGAGCACTTCAGGGAATGCTCTCTGCACCAGAGACAGTACAGAAACATTGGGAGCCAACAGAAGGTGAGCAGTACTTCTATCTGTGGGGTACAGGAAAGAAGGACGGTGGAGTATTCACAGCAGAGAACCAGAAAGATGTGATGCGTTTAGCAGTAGGCAACTGCTTCAAGACTGAGGAAGAGAGAGATGCAGCCGCTGAGTATCTGATGATTGTAGCAGAGCTGAAACGCTTCGCCATTGATCACAACGATGAGATTGACTGGGACGATCACTCTCAGAGAAAATACAAACTCTGCTGGAACAGAGAGACAGAGAAAGTTGATTCCACATGGAGCAGAAGGAAAATCACAGATGGTATTTACTTCAGCTCTCATGAGGTAGCAATGGCTGCTGTCGAAGCTGTAGGAGAGGATAGAATCAAAAAGTTCTATCTGCCAGATGCTGAGTAAACAATAAAATAAACAGTTCTCTTGGGGTTCGACTCCCCAAGAGAATTATCAAGGAGCTATTATGGAATTGGATAAGTTATTAAAAAAGAGAAGCATAATAAGCTGCACAATCAAGGACGGGATTTGTATTGTGCAGTATGCTTCAAAGGAAATGAAACTATTAGACATATCAGGTATGAGCATTGCAGAAGTACTTGATTTTATATTGGAGGAATAAGATGAAAGTTGGAGATAAAGTAATAGTTGACCCTAGATTGCATGAATGCATATGGTGTATTCCTATGGAAGAAGTTAAAGGAAAAATTATGACTATAATATCCATAAATAGCCCTAGAGGTTTTGAGGCTTATTGTTGTGTTAAAGAATCAGGATATATTTTTAAGTTGGATATGTTTATTCCTGCAGAAGGTACTTTATTTTTAGCTATCCATGAAAGAAGACAACATGAAGAGAGGAGATAAAGTAATTTTTAGATCTAATACTCCTCGTATTCTATGGGGCGTAGATATAAATTATCTATTAGGAAATATATGTACTATAAAATCAATTATAAAACTAACTTCTGGAAGAAAAGCTTATGAACTGGAAGAAGCTAGTAATTATTGGTTTCCTGCAGAGGAATTCATTCCTTACAAAGGACTAATTGTACTAATTGATAAGAGGAGGAAACATGAAATATAAAGTTGGAGATAGAGTAGTGATTAGAAAAGATCTAATTGCTGGAGGCCGCTATTTTTATGAAGACACAATGAATAAATTATTATTCAATGAAGAAATGAGTAAACTTTGTGGAAAAATTTGTGTAGTAACTAGAATTACAGATTTTGTATTAGATGAATATTTCTTATCAATAGATGATGAAGAAGTATCATGGTATTTTAACAATGCAATGTTACTTCCGGCAAATAGTTTGAGATATTTAGTAATGACAAGGGAGGCGACCTCATGAAAATATATGAACTTCATCAAGACGTATCAGGCAGATGGTTCGGCTATTGTGAAGAAACAAAAGAATATACACCAAGCTTCATCAAATGTAAAAATTTGAAGAGAATGCTTATCTGGAAAGGTTGGGGGTGGAAATGATTGAACTTAGAGACTGCATTGTGGGAGTTAAGGATGAGAAAGAATATGAAAAAATAACACAGATTGCAAAAAAGCAAGGATGTAAGTGGAATTCTGGAGACTCTTTAGATTATATTTACTGTCCATTTCCTGGAACATTGTTTTTTGATAAAAAAGGTAAGGTCACGTCTGGATTATACTATGGAGATCTTTGTGACTATCATTGTAAAGATTTGATGAGTAAATTACAAGAATTGATAATTATAAGACAGAAGGGAAAATTATGATTGATCTGAGAGATAGTACAGTATTGGTTAACAATGTGAAGGAATATAGGGTTATAACTAAAATTGCTAAGAAACAAGGCTTTAGATGGGCGAGTGGAGATTCTTTAAATAGAATCTGCTGCCATTTTCCAACGAGATTAGAATTTAATAGGAGATATGAAACATATTGGAATTCTAGGCGTGGCAGATGTGCACGAGATTATCCTAAATGCATGGCTCTAGTTGGAGGATTGCGGAGACTCATAATGGTCAGAAAGGAAACGTAAATGATAGATTTGAAATGTTGTACTGTTTTGGTGAATAATAAAGCAGAATATATAGCGTTAATCAAAGAAGCGCAAAAGCAAGGTTACACATGGGCGGATGGAACTGCTTTAACCAATATATTTTGTGATTTCCCAACAAGATTACGCTTTAATGGAGAGTGTAAAGTATATTATAATTCTTCCGCTTATTATTATAATCGTGATTACAAGTGCAAGGAAATAGTTGGTGCATTAAGAAATATGATATTGAAAAGAAAAGAGGGACAACTATGTTAAAAGAGAAATTATCTATTGAGCGGAAAAAGGCTGTAATGATTACAGCCGATTTTACAGCACCTACAACAGAAAGTTATGCAATGGCATGGCTAAAACTGTGCAACAACGCAAGAGAATACAAAGACGTTATCTGGAGAATAGAGAATGATTCAGGAAATAGGGTATATGTCTGGTGCAATCCAAAGTATAAAGAAACAGTAATAGAATTCCTCACAGGGATAGTTTACTACCATCAGGAAGATAAAGGGCCTACATCAGTAGGAAAAGTTATTGAGGTAACAGATGTTACAGTTGGTTTTCCGATGTACGAGTATGAGAGTACATGTTCTTCACATGAGGAACAATGGGGCATAGATATTGATAATTCAATTATGTTTTGGGGAGCAGTTAAAGAGATTTTTTATTGAGGTGATTTTATGAAAAATAGAGAAAAATTTGCTAAAGAAATTTTAGATATTGCTTGCAAAGGGTATCCATTTTCAGTTACAAAGTCAGGTGAAATTACTTTTTGTGATTGTTTTAAATGTGATATGTGCAAATTTTATGTTCCTGCTGATTATAAAAGTTGCAGAATTAGGCGATATGAATGGTCAGAATTAGAATATGTAGAGAAACATACAATTACATCAAAAGAAAAGAAATTTCTTGACCTACTTTTGCCTAATTATAAATATATTGCAAGAGAGAAAAATGGTTTCTTATTAGTCTATACAGAAAAGCCAATTAAAATATTAGAAACTTGGGGATTAGCAAACTGTGCATTAATGAATATGTTTGATATTAAATTTGATTTTATCAAATGGGAAGATGAAGACCCCTGGAGTATTGAAGATTTAAAGAAATTAGAGGGGAAAAAAGATGATTAATTTAAAAAACACATGTATTTTAGTTAGAACAAAAGAAGAAAATGAAATGCTTCTTAAAGAGGCTGAGAAGCAGGGATTCCATTGGTTTGGACGTAGTGATTGTCAGCCGTTGAAAATACAACACTTCCCAGATATTTTAAAATTTTCTAATAGCAAAGATGTGGTGTACAACGCACGTATCGGAGCAGAGGATAGTACTTTTTACGAAGCCTCAGAACTCCTCGGGGGAAAAGAAATGACAGCAAGAGAGTTTATTAAGTGGTATGTCAATGTGGATTTTTCGTGCGGTAGACGTAACTGTGATGAATGTATACTTGGCAGAAAGAACACTAAGTGCAACAATCAGTTGTGTACTACATGCAACTGGAAAAACAACATTGATGAACTTCTTGAAATTGCGAAATCAGGTAGAATTACAGTTCCTACACCCGAAGAGAAAGCAATTAGCGCGCTTGAAAATTTTATCGAGAATCCAGACCGCACAGCGTTAAATGATGAATTTGTTGAATCTTTGAAGTTGGCGGTGGAGAAATTGAAAGAGGTAAAAATAGATGGAGAGATTAACACTTGAAGAAGCTATTGTCCATGCAAAAGAAGTAGCGGAAAAGAATTATAGAGGTGCAGATTTTGAGTCAATTGATTATATAGATGATGATATAAAGACTAATTGTATAAAATGTGCGGAAGAACATATGCAGCTTGCGGAGTGGCTTGAAGAATTAAAATCTTACAAAGAAGCAGAAGAACAGGGCTTGCTTGTGAGGCTGCCTTGTCCTGTTGGTACAACTGTATGGGACATATGCGGCATGGATATTCGGGAAAACGTGGTATGTGGAATTGAATGCGGCAAAAATGGTAAACAGTTTTTGTGGGCAAATCATGATGAGTGGCTCGGGGAATTAAATGATTTGGTATTCCTCACCCGTGAAGCAGCAGAAAAGAAGCTGGAAGAATTTTAAATTGGATGCTAATACAAGAAAATTTATATTAATGGGGGAAAATCAATATGGATAAATTAATAGCAAAAGAAGTAGAATTTAACGGAGATATTCTTAAAGCAGCACAGGATCCTGATGGAAATATTTGGGTTGGTGCTCGCTGGGTATGTGAAGCTATCGGTTTAGATG